ATGCACGAGACCCGGAGCCGTAAGGAAAAGCTGAACCGGTCATGGCTGAAGCGTTTTCTAGGGGGCGAGGAAGAGGCGTACCTAAGATCGGGAACCGTTGATCGTATCAAGGACGAGGCGATCCCAGGCTTCCATGTACGGGTCTGGAAGCGTGGCTCGACATGGGCCTGGTCCAACGCCAAGAGGACCGTGACGATCGGGGCCGTGCGCTCGGTCGATCCTGACAAAGCCCGGGCCATCGCCCTTCAGGTCCATGACCGGATGAAAGCCCGCCAGGGCGTCGCGCTGCCGTCGCCCGGAGAGATCAACGCCTGGATCGCGGGTGAGCTTAACCCCGCCCCTGCCCTCCCTGTTGTCCAGGAGATCCCCGGATGGACGGTCGCCTATCTAAGGGAGCGATTCCTGCAGCACTGCGCCGAACAGAAGCTGGCCGAGGCTACCGTCAAAGGATACAGGTCGGACCTGCATTGCCCGGCGATCCGCGCCATCGAGAACAGGAAAGCGGCAACGATCACCGGCGCCGACGTCATCGTGGTTCGGGACAGCGTTCTCACGATCAAGGGCGGCGCCATCGTCCGCGGCGGCGTGCGATCGAACCGTGTCCTGGCGGCCATGAGCGCGATGTTCTCCTACGGCCTGGGAGAGGGTCAAAAGGAGGGAGCCGGGATCGTCTTCAACCCGGTCATCGGGATCAATCGACGCGGCAAGGAGAAGAAGCGGACGCGGGACCTGAAGCTTCCTGAGATCCGTCGCTTGCTGGGTGCCATCCCGGAGCTGGAGATTTCCCCGAATGTAGGTCTCGCACTTCTGTGGACCCTATCCTGCGGGCAGCGAAAGCGGGCAGCGCGCGAGGCTAGGAGGATGGATTTCGATCAGGGCTTCTGGCTCGCGCTGCCGAAAAAGAAGGGCGACGAGGAGGACCGGCGGGTCATCGTGCCGGTGCTGCCGCTCATGAAGCGGATCCACGATCTATCCATAGAGCTTTGCCGCGAGAGCCAATGGGTCTTCCCTGCGCAAAAGACACGATACAAGGGCATTGCCCGCGACGTGCCTGTCGCGGAGTCCGCGATGAATGATGTCATCTACAGGCTCCAGGCTAAGGCGCAACCAGAGCGGACCGTTCGCTCGAAGAAGGGCCGCGGCAGCTACAAACTGGCGCCGACGCCGCCGGGACCGCTCTCCGACCTTGCATCTTTCACTGTCCACGACTTCCGCCGAGCGCTTACCGGTCGGCTTTCGGATGCGCGGTTCCCGCTCTCGAACGTCTCAGCCTTGCTGGACCATGCCGACCTGGGGTCTGGCGCCGCGAACATGACGGTGAAGGTCTACCTCGCCAGCGAACAGGTGGCGCCACGTCGCAAGGCACTCAAAGCCTGGCACAAGATCCTCGTCGAGCAGGGGATCGAGCAGTGCCTCGATAGGCTTGAGGCGAAGTGGCGGGAGCCTATGGCGAGGGCAGCTTAGAGCAGCTTCGGCTGGTCCTTTTCTTCCCGCGCCGCTTTCTTGAACCCCTCGCTATGGCCGAAGGGGACCTTAGGGCGCTGGCCAGCAAGGACCTCTTCGGCTGTCAGGATCTGGAGACGAGGCATCTTCTGCCCAGCGGTCTCGTAAATACCCGCAGAGGCGGCCTCCTTGACCATCTCCTTGCTTGGCTTGTTCAAGGTAAGAAAGATCCCAAGCGCAGCCTTCTCTCGATCCATCGTACCCTTGAGATCGCGGACCATCGCGGAGCTGATGTTATCGCCGCCCTTAACCGATACAATCCCGAACTGGGGCTTGTTGTCTCCATCCCTGAAGTGCAGGTAGCCGTCGATGCCGCGGTCCATTCCTTTCTTGCCGCCCTTGTATGGCTGCGCGCCGACAGTGGCGGTGATCCACTTCTGAAATTCGTGCTTGTCCCTGAGAGCGAGATCGCGAGCCCCTTCGTAGTCTGTCGGCACACCATGTACTATGAACTCTATCCCCGGGAATGCCTCCTTTAATCGGCGCTCAACTAGGGCGACCGCCAGATGAGTCACGTCAATCCCAACCCACTTTCTCCCAAGCTTCTGAGCGGCGTGAACTGTAGTCCCGCAGCCGCAAAATGGGTCGAGAACCACGTCGCCTTCATTGGATGCAGCTGCGACGATTCTCTCTAGTAGAGCCAGGGGCTTTTGAGTCGGGTATCCAAGCCGCTCCTGGGCCACGGCGTTGATTGCCGGAATGTCGATCCAAACGGACGACACCGGAACACCTTCTTGCTCATCCATGAACCGCTTTTCCCTCGGCACTCCGCCACCCGGCGGTAGGTAGATCAGTCCATCTTCCTCCGCTTTGAGCATGCGCTCTCGTGTCCACCTCCACACTCTAGTATGGCCATGGAATTCGTAGGTCAGATTAGGCCGATCAGGGTTTGGGTTCAGAAGAGAGGTAGCCTGAAACCTGCGGCCTGTCTTCTCATCGATCAGATTGTACCGCTCGGCATATTCGGCTGTGTATGGAGTGTATTGTGGGTTCCAGGTGAAGGACTTTTCGCTGCGTCGGTAAAATAGGATCACATCATGGTTCGATGCAAATTTCGAGAACGCCAGACCTTTTGGGGTCGTCCTTCGCCAGATGATTTCATTCGTGAATCCAGCGACCCCGAAGATCGAGTCCAGAAGGGCCTTGAGATAGTGGCTTGCAGTGGGGTCGCAATGTAGGAAGAGGGATCCGGTCGGCTTCAGAACACGATGAAGCTCGATCAGCCTTACGGCCATCATCGCGAGGTACGCCATGAGGTCATTTTCGCCAAGAGCGGCCCTCATGGCCCTGAGCATGGTCGCTGCGTCGGAATGCGGCCCCTTCATCACCTCGTCGAACGCTAGCTCCGCCGTGTCGTTCCAGTGCCACGTGTCCTCGAAGGCTTCAATTTGAGCCTGAGACCTCTCTCCGCTCGGGGCTTTGAAGAGGACATTGTATGTGGCGTTGGAGTTGAAGGGCGGGTCGAGATACACAAGATCCACGCTCTCGTCGGCGATGCTATCCCGGAGGACCTGCAGATTGTCCCCGTAGTAGAGGTTGTTCTTCCCCACTTCTGCCCCCGATTGTGATCCCCGTTTCCTTGAATCTAGCTGGATTCGTTGATCTTTTCGAGGAAATAGCTTAGCAGATGTTCCCCTCTTGTTCTCGTCTCCGGTTTCTGGAATCAATCGGCCGATGCAATCGAGGGAGGCCGCCATGGGCGCAGGAAAGTGGACACGGTGGGGCCGCGACAGTTGCGAAGGCTACAGTCTTAGCTTCGGCGACATCATCTCCGGTTCGGTCGTACGGCGGGATGATCATTGGGACACCAGTATCGGCACAATCCCGCTGGAGCAGAAGCCGACGAAGGCAGACGCCATGGCGCTCGTTGAGGCCGCGATCAGAAACAGGATGACCTTTGCTCTGGAAGAGTGGGCGGTCTACTCGGCCAGGAAATCCAGCGCACAACGGACGCCATCAGCGCCCAAGCGTGGAAATCCCTAGCATAAGGTCAGCACCTCAGTGGATTTTCTGCGCATAAGCATCCTCGCCGCGGCCCTGCTCGCCTCCACCCCGGCCGCCGCCGACCCCATCACCGGCCACCCCGGAATCGTTGACGGCGACACCCTGCGCATCGGCCAGGTGCGCGTTCGGTTATTCGGCATCGACGCGCCGGAGAGACACCAGGCTTGCACGCGCACAGACGGCCAGGCCTGGGCCTGCGGCGCCGACGCTGGCAAGGCGCTCGCGGGCTTCATCGGCGGCCGGTCGGTGGAATGCGAGCAGAGGGATGTCGACAGGTACCAGAGGGTGGTCGCGACCTGCTCAGTCGGCGGCGATGACATCGGCAGGTGGATGGTGCTGCACGGGTGGGCGATCGCCTATCGCCGGTACTCAATGGACTACGTCGCCGACGAAGACCAAGCGCGCGAGGCGAAACGAGGCATCTGGAGCGGCAGCTTCGAGCTTCCATCCGCTTATCGCAAGAGCCATAAGGTTAAGTGATATCCCGAGCGCCTCGGCATGAAGGGTATCGGGAGCAACCCCAGAACCTTCGACCTCGGTGCCTTCCCTTTCGGGCCATCCGTTGAATCATTCCACTGCCGCAGGAAGGGCAGACCGGCGATCCTTGCATGCCGGACGTTTCGACGTAGAGCTTCGCCTGCTCATTCGCTTTTGTCTTCTCTTCCGCTGTGCGCCTAGCGACCTCCGCCTGCCAGTGCTGCTGCTCTTCTGCCTCCTTTCTCGCATAGAGCTTGAACCCAACACCTCCGCCAACCGCCAGAGCGACGATTAAGGAGATTGCACCTTTCGACCGGTCGACCCCTCCGTGCCACGAACATGCTCCACGCTTCCCGATCGATGACGAGTGGCTACCGTCCCGGCATGTGGCAGGTCCCAGGAGCAAGTTCATCGCGACCAGAACGACAGCGAAGAGAACGATGCCTGCCAGTATTGGGTGCCTGGTCAGCATTCGCACTCAGCCGGGGACGCACTTGAGATGGATGGTGTGTGTAGACACCTGGTCAGCGATGATTGCGACCGCAGTTAGGTTGCCGTCTCCTGAGAGCAGCACCATGTTCCCGGCCATGTAGCGGTCGAAACTTAGGCGCTGCATGTCGCCATAGAAGTACTCCGGCCTCTGATCATCGCTCAGGAAAACTTTCGTTCCATCTACCCTCAGCCTGGTCTGGGGGTCCGAAGCCGGACTACCTGCGATCTTCTGATCCGGGCCTACGGGTATGCCAAAGCCACGCGCGGCTCCGAGGCCGCTCCCGTACCAAGTGAAGAATGCTCCGTCAGCCACGCACGCAAGACGCGGTGGCAGGTCCGCCGACGCCGGTGCTGCAGAAAAAACGAATGCTACAAATAGCCCGAGAAACCCGACGCGCATGTTCCCCTCCCCTAAGCCCGCCCAACGCTAGCACAGCCCGCAGTTGATTAAAATGCATCGCGGATCCTCGACGATCAGCGCCTGACTTCTTGACATGGCCCCCTTGAGCCCGCTTCGTCTCGGGCTCATGTTCTGGGCGCAGGACGCGCAACAAATGGAGACACGGCAATGCGGATGGAAGGGTTCATGACTGGGATGGCGACTGGAGCAATGGCGACTGCCGTGGTCGGCGCCGGGAACGCGGTCGCTCAGCAGATCCTGGCCGCCCGCATCGACGCAGCTTTCCGCCGCTGGGATGAAGCCCTGCGGGCCGAGCGCAAGGCGCGGATGCAGGAGACTATGCGCGCGACGGCGGCCGAAGCGCAGGCAAAAGGGCTGCGCGCGGAACTGGTCCGCGCGCAGATGGAGTTGCGTCTTCTCCGTTCGGCGGCGGCTTAGAGAACCGGCGCCGCCGTCGGGATGTCAGCGAAGCCGTATCCGTCGGCAAGCTCGAAGGGCACAGGCTTCGCGCGCGGCACCGAATCCAGGATTCCGTCCGGGACACGCTTCTTGCCAGCGAGCCTAACGCCATCGATGGTATCGATGCCCTTCAGGTGCGAGACCATAGCGTCGAAGCCCGCCGAAATGACCAGCTTCCGCTCCGTCGGGCTGAGATCCAAAGCCCAGGAGTGGACGCGCGGGTCAGTCTTCGCGAGCGCGGCGAAATCTTCCTTCACACCCGGGTACTCGAATGCTTTGCCGCCCATGATGTACGCCGCCGCCGCGTACCAGCTGGGGCTCATATCCGGCACGAAGTCCGGCAGCTTCCGCGTCAGCAGATCCTGCGAGTGCGGGCGCTTGAACTCCGGCTCCGGCTCCGGCGGCACGTATCCGCCTCCGCCGATGCGCGGCATCATCGCGCCGACGAGGCTCGCGCCCCACTCCACCGTGCCGCGAGCGGCGCCGCCGATGGACTTCGCGGTATCCAGCGTGCGCGAGAGAGCCAGGCCAGGCTCGTCGAACGCGTCTTCCAGCGCAGCCCAGCCGGACTTGCCGAGGGCCTTCAGCGCGCGGCCGATGGCCTTCAGGATTCTCTTAAGCATCTCAGTACCCTTCCCTTGGTTGGGTTTCGATGCAGCGAGAAATGGGGCCTCCGCTTGCAAGAGAGAAATCGATCAGCGCCGACGATCAGCACCAACCGTGTCCAGAAAATATTGACATCTCGTTCGATACCCAGGCGCCGACGGTGCGCAAGGCCGCGTGCGAAAAATATTTCCGCCGCCGACGTGAATCGAGATAGCCGAGACTGGTGCTGGGTTCTTGCGGTGTTAAGCGATTGGTTGACACACGTGTCGGCGCCGGTGGAGCCCTTGCGGACGGCGGAATCGCTGCACATCCTTCATGTCGTGAGCGGCGCCGATGAACGGAACCGCCAGGGACACAAGGAGATCGCCATGAACGCCAACACTGCTACTGTTTTCTCGACCGTTGCCGCTACCGCTTCCACGAGTGCTACGGTTTCCCGCGGCGACTACGACGAGATCATCTCGATCAACGGCCGCTCGGCGAATATCATCATCTCGGAATTCTCCGACGCCCTCCCACAACGCCGGGTCGATTTCGACCGCAAGGGCCGCGGGTCAGCACTGAATCACGACTTGTACGGCTACGATGCCGAGCAGGGGGTGGCCGTGGTACAGGTCCGCGAGGCCTTCCGGCGTCGCGCCAGCCACTTCATGAGCACGCACAAGACATATGTGCTCGTCGGGCACGGCGAAATCACCGGCCGCCCGTTCCGACATCCGGTTTCCTCGGCGGCGGTGCGCGCGGCGATCCGCAAGGATCCTGCAGATCCGGCGGCGGCGGTCCGCGCAGCACAGCGCTGGATGTGGGGTGTGACCGAGAAACAGCTGTCGCGCTCCATAAGGCAGGGCGATGTGTTGATGGTGCCAGTGCGCGGCACGCCGACCGGAACCCCTGTCGAGGGCAATACGCTCACTATCGGCGGGAGCCACCGGATCATCGCTCACAAACTCCTGCGCGGCGCCGACGGTGAGATCTTCGCGGACCTGCCGACGCTTGAGCACACTAAGTGGCAGCACGACAATGCCTACGCAGAAGAAGAGTGCTGGTACGAGATCCGGGTCGCCGACGCGGCGGCAGCATGGGACTTCAGCCAGCAGGTTGGCGACTGAGCCGACGACGCCAACCCAGGGGCCGGGGCTCACAACCCCGGCCCGCTATGAGAGACTGGCTCCAATGATCACCGAAATCCGCACTTTGCTCGGAATGAGCCAAGGCAAACTTGCCGACGCGGTGGGATGCACCCTGCGCTCGATCGCTACCTATGAGAGCGGCAGGCGTCAGATCCCCGACGACATCGTCGAGAGCCTCGGCCATATGCGCGCCACTTACCTCGCCACCAGAACCAAGCCGGTTGTGCGCAGGGCCGTAGAAGATCGCTTCGCGCGATGGGCGCCGGGATTCAGCGTCGGCGCCATCCCGGACGGTTACCTTCCGCTCGTCGAGAAAGCCATGGCCGATATCGAGAAGATGATGCCGCCTTCTCTGCGCGGGCGAGATCTGGCCGTCCGCCTCTCCGCCCCGACCGGCCGCCTGATCCTGGACGCCGCCCTCCCTCCCAGCCCCGGAGCCGATCAAGACGAGGCCGCGTTCCGCGGATGGCTGCGCGAGCGTGCCGCGAAGCTCACCGAGGATTCGCGGTGCACCTGCGCTAGGTGCGGCGGCCCAGGCGCCAGCATGGAAATCTCAGGCTGGGCCTGGCCGTTGTGCCCCCAGCATGCCATCAAGAGGAAGGAGAGCCGATATGAGCCTCGCGCAGCTTAAGAGGATGTCGTCGCGGCGCCATGCTGCCGACTTGGAGCGGCTGGATCGCATCGCGAAAGATCCGGAGCCGGTCGCTGTCATGCCATCTCCGCAGAAACTGCCCACACGCGTGTACTACGACGTCCGCCCTTCGGGTGTGAACGAGGTCCCTGTACCTGGCTTCTTGTACTGGCGACCGACGCCGCAGCCGCATTGGCCGCCTGTCTTGGGGTCGCCGGAAGCGGCCGAGGCGAAGGCCGCCGCCGAGGCCGAGTGGCGCCGACGGTACGGCGGGGGTGCTGCTTGAGCGGATACGTCGATCTCCCGATCGACAAGATCCGCTTCCTAGATTTCGAAGCAAGTGGCCTGCATCACGGCAGCTTCCCGGTCGAGGTCGGCTGGAGCGACTGCGATCTACAGACCACCGGCTTCCTGATCAGGCCAGCGCCGACCTGGACGATAGACGACTGGAGCATGCAGGCCGAGAGAATCCATGGAATCAGCCGCCATGAAGCCGAACTCCACGGGGTGCCGGTGGAGGAAGCGACCACCCGCCTGAACGCAGCGCTCGCCGACAAGATGGTCTTCAGCGACAACCCGGAGTTCGACAAGCGGTGGCTCATGAAGCTGTGTCGCGCCGCCAGGGCGGAGCCTGCGTTCCAACTTCACGACTGGAACCGGATCTGCCAGATCGAGGCGGCGCGGCAGTGGCTCTCGCAGGAACAGGTCTCGGCCATCGAGCAAGTGGCGCGCGAGGAGTTCGGCCGACCGCATCGGGCGCCCGCCGACGCACGTTATTGCGCTGCCGTCTATCGCGCCATGCGCGGAGCCAACGTCTGATCCACTCAATGCGCCCAGCATTTGAGTGATCCTGATGCCTAAAAGTGGATGGTCACGACGTGCACGACTGGTGTCGAAAATCCGTGGTGCATCCCGGCCTGGTAGTACGTGATCACGCTGGCATCCACATCGCCGCAACCGGCGAGAGACAAAGAGACGAGTGCAGCCATCGCGACTCTGATCACGGCCCTGCAGGCGGAACGGCCTGCGTCTCCTCGACGGCACGCAGAGCGGCCTTGCAGCTCTGATACCCCATGCGGAATCGCTGCATGATCACGGCCATGATCGCCATGGCGTGAGGACCGTCGGCGCTCTCCGGAATGTCTTCGACGACTGGGTCAGGCACGGACATGCAGGTCAGCAGGCGCGGGTCTACGTGCGCTGGTACCAGGCGCACGACTTCTGGGCCTGGGACGGTGATGACTTTCTCAGCGCAGCCCGGCAATAGCAGCGCGGCCGACAGAAGCAGCAGTGGAGCCCGGCTCATTGGCTTTCCTTTCGAGATCGGATCTATATGCCTCGGCTTTGGCCTCGGCTTCGGTTTTGGCTGCGAGCAGGTCTGAGACCGCCCGGTCAGCGACCTCCTGCTGACGCCGGGCCCTGGCGTCGGCGGCGTCGGTCTTGGCTCTGAGGTCCTTCAGGGCTGAGGCTGCGCCTTCATAGGAGGCCTTCCAGATCGCCTCCTCGTGCTGGGCGGCGGCGATCTGGGACTGCGCGGCATCGCGCTGGACCGTCAGCGTCGAGACCTGGTGCCTCGACCAGGCCAGAGCCACTGCGACCAAGATGAGCGCGGCCAGGGTCTTATGCGACCAGAGCCACGAAAGGACCGCCTTGCCGACTTCGAGTGCTGCACCAATCGGCATCGGGCTACCTCCCCTGCCCCGGCACGAAAGGCTCTGTCGCGGGAATGCTGCTATCCACGATCGACATGTCGGCACCTTGTAGACCACCAGTAGCAAGTCCACCGCCGTAGCCATACCCGCCGAATGCCATGCTGGGGTCTCGCCCGGCGGCCGCCACCTGGGCGATGGCGCGCATGTCGAAATGACCGGCGCCCGCGTAAACACCGAACGCGCCGACCAGTAGCGCGGCCATGCTTGGCGCCACCACGCCCGCCACTCCGGCGCCCAGGTACATCGAGTAGAAAATGGCGCACCAGGCAAGCAGGTTGTTCGCGATCAGCATGCGCTTGCTGAACGTCCTGGTCGGCTTAAAGCCACGGCGTGCGGATGCCTTGCTCATGCTTGTCGCCGCACTCTGATCACGAAGAAGTCACCGTCGTCGCAGGCGACCGGCGGCGCGTACGTCGAATCCACGAGCACGGCTGGCGCGTTCAAATCCTGGTTATCGGGATCCGGCGCATCGGCATACGTGCCGTCGGCGCGCTTCAGCACGCGGAAAACTTCGAGCTCCACGGGGTCCTTGGTCTCGATGTAGAAGATCATGCAGGCCTCCCCTGCGCAGCGCTGTGCTTTGCGAACGCGGCCGCCAGGCGTCCGCCGTAGGTCGGCACCTGGGCCGGGCCGTTGTAGCCGCGCGCGAAGGTCGCCCAATCTCGCGCCGCGAGCGGCTTCACCAGTCCGGTCGACTTCAGGAAACTGCACAGCGCCGCGAGGTGCGCCGGTTCTCCGCCGACGACATGGGCGCGGACGAAGTCCTGCACGGTTGGGAAACCGCAGGCCTGATGGTTCATGCCCATGATCTGAAAGCAACCCCAGCTCGCGCTCTGCAGCGCCGCGTTCTCGTCTAGCGACATGGCTTCAGCGAGCCTGTCGTACTCCCCCGCGCCGCCGCGATAGAGACTTCGATTCCAAGCTTTGGAGGAAACCTGCAGGTGGGAGGCGTCGAACCGATGACCAGTGAGCCTGCTGAAGATGTGGGCTTCGTACAGAATTTTTGGGCGCCCATCGGTGAGGTAACCGGCGCCGCGGGATTCAACCTCGGCGACCGTGGCTATGTGGGCGACCGTGACGCCAAGCTCCTGCGCCCCGGCCGCGTAATCGGCTGGGGACAGGAGGCGTGGGACGCGGCAATAGAAGTCTTGTGGCTGCATGCCTCGACGGTGAATCGAGGCCATGCAAGGGACAAGAATCGGCGACTAATCGGCAGGCGCAGGCTTTGGATACACGACCTTCCCGCTCTCGTCACGGTATGGCATGTCCCACCATTGCGTCTTCGGACCCAGCAGGCCGATCTTCATCAAGAACATGCCAGACATCGAGCGCCCATCGGGCGCGAAGGCACCCGTGTTCCGGCAGTCGTCGTCTGGACTGTAGCCATCGTTGTAGGCTTCCACCGCCTTGCTCAGGCGAAGCACGGCGACGGCGTCGCTCTTGCGCGATTGCCATTCCTCCAGGCAGGGGAGCGCGATGTAGGTCTTAGCCTGGTCATCGAGGTAGACCGGCGCATAGCCAGGCATTATCTCGCTGCTGCCAATTCCGAACCCTAGGAAGAGCAGCATGGCGCAGATACCGACGACGCCCGAGATGGCTTGCGCTGCGCGCTGAAGCATGGTTGTCCCCTACCCCAGTGATCGTTGAATCTCGCCCAGAAAGCGCAATCGAGCAACAACTTGTTGCGTAATTTATTCGAACGAAGTCAACGCCCTAAATTGTGCAACGGCTCGTTGCACAATTGCGCTCCGGCAGATGCGACCAAACTTTCTTCAGCGCAGGTCCGCAATGCAGGCGCCGTCTAGCAAAGGCCTCCGGCGTCTCTTTCCCGCCGCCAACGTGCTGGGCCAGGAACCGCTCCTTTGCCTCGGCCCAACGCGGCGCTGTGAAGCCGCCCAGGGTGGCGAGGTGCTCGGCCATGCCACCAAGGTGCACGTCGAGGATGGGATCGTCAATCAGCGGTGGCTCATCCGAGATCATGGCCCGGTCGAGCGGCAGCGGCCTGTCATCGCGCGTGGCGCCCTGCGCCTGGAGAGCGCGGATCACTTGGTCAATGAACTCTTTCATCGCTGACGGGTACGGCATGCCTTCGTCGCGGACATATCTGGCGACGTCAGCCAGGGTGCGAGGGGGTGGTGCGAAACGAGTCATGCACTTGGGTCCAGGTAGGCATGCTGTGAGAGCTTGCTCGTAGCCGTATAAGTAATAATGAATCCGAAGTCGGCTTCAAACTTGTCATCAACATAAAGGAGTAAAATGGATCTTGTATTTTCATTGTTTATCAAGGAGTTACTAGTCGCACTCATCGTCAATCTCATTTTGAAATTCATAGATCGTCTCGACGACAACGATGACAGTCGAACGCGCTCTAACTAAGCGCGCTCGATGACTGCATTTCTCTGCCGCGACCCGCCGTTCCCGCAGACGTCACGCTGCTTTCCTGAGATCGCCCAGTCCGAGATCCGCGTACAGCGTCTCAAACGGGAGGAATCTAACGCAGATCAGGTGGCCGTTCTTGATGGTCAACTCAGTCAACCCGTAGCTCATGAAGTTTGGGGTGTATTTAGCATGCTCGGCGACATAGCCGGGCGGCATAGCGCTGCCGACGTTCACGACCCGAACGCCGCGCCGAGCGCCAAGCTTAGGTCGAAGGATGTCGTTGAAACGGTGCGTATGCCCGAAGCATAGGTCCCGCAGAACCTCGTTCGCGACGGTCTGTTCGACGTTCTTGCCACCGTATGGGCGGCCCATGATCCCGAGCGGCGCGTGAGTGAAATCGACGCCCGCGATGGTGGCGGTCTGACCGAACGGAGACCATGACCATCCGTGCGATTCGTACACCGTGATCAACCGACCGACGAGAGTTCCTTGAACTTCTGGGTGGTCGTCCTCGTATTTGACAGCCCAGTTCTCATGATTGCCGAGGGTGATGTGACGTCTCGGCTGGTAGCTCTTCGGCATCTCATCGTGGATGGCGAGCCAGGCTTCGGCTAGGGAATCCATGTCCTGGTCGAAGGTGGGCTTCATCCTGGCACTCCACGTGTCATTCCGTACGTGGTGGCAGAGCGAGTTCATGTCCGTGGAATCCCCGATACACATCAGCCAGTCGTATCGTTCCCTGGCCGCCAATCGGCCGACGGCCGCGAACCTCCTCTTGTCTTTGATTCCAGGGTGATCATGAGCGTCACCGATGGCGAGAACCCTGACTGTGTCTGAGCTGACCGGCTGTAGCTCGATGTTACTGGCGCACTCTTCGAACCCTTCCGGATAAAGATCCGGGTATTCATCGTGCGTCCCGGCGGCCCGGCGCGTCGACTTGTTCTCGGGCTTCGTGATGGTCGGCGCCGCGACCGGCTCCTGCTCCACCGACTTCGACTTCGCTCTGCGCGGCGGGATCTTCTTGGCGCCAGTTGCCGTGCTGATGATCCTGGAGGCTTCGTCATCGGAGAACCCGGATGCTCGGTCGGCAGGCTTGAGCTTGGCGCCGTCGGCGACGGCCTGGAGGAGAGCTTGCTCTCGCTGCTCGCGAGATGATGAGGAAGGCTTCGAGGCGGGCTTTGCGGCGGCCCGGGCCTGGCGTGGTGCCATGGTGTTGGTGCGTCTTCTGCTGAGCGCCATCACGGCGCCATGCAAGTGCTGATGACACGAACTGTGCTGATCGCGCGCCGTGCGCAAGGACTTCTTTCTGCAGATGGTGTGTAGGATGTTGACGCGGCCTGCATTGGCGTCGCTAGGGATGGACGAAATATTTCGCGACCGTGGAAGCGATGGCGCCCGCGATGCCGCCGACGGCGGTCAATGCGGCGAGATATCCCTTGGATCGAGCGTTCACTTTTTCCAGAGTCTCGACCCGGGCGCGGAGTTCCGAGATCGCTTCGTCCTGGCCGTCTTGGTGCTTGAGCGCCGCATCCAGCTTAGTTTCGATGCGGGCTTGGCCTTCAACGATCTTGAGGATCAAGTCGGACGGGAACTCGGTCGACGGTGCGGGCGGCATGGGTCTGGGCCTGGTGCTTGTGTTCTGCTGCCCAGGAGTGCCATCCTACGTTGCAAGTGACCAGAACGCGGGGGCGTTCCAATGAAGAAGCAGCAGCGAAAGCGGCCAACCAAGGCTCGGAAGCCCAAGGCATCTGGCTCTAGGACGGGGCGCTGGCTGGAAAAGATCATCGAAATGATCGAGCTCCAGGCCAATTCCCGCGACGGCATCAAGGTCGAACCGCGGAAGCGCCTGCGCGACAAAGACACCGGCCGCCCGCGAGAGCACGACGTCGTGATCACGATAACGTCGGGCCACCACAACCCCATGATCATAGCCCTGGAATGCCGGGACCGAACGCGACCCGTGCCTGTCGAAGCAGTGGAGTCATTCCATACGAAGTGCGCCAGGACCGGCGTGCATCAAGGCATCATCGTGTCGTCCACCGGATTTGCGGATACAGCTCGGGTCAAGGCGGCTGCCGTCGGCATCCGATGCCTGGAACTGAATGCGGCCGAGCAGTTCGACTGGTGCGAGGCGCCGGGCATCTTCAGCAGGCTTAAGCGGCTACTGGATGCCAAGATGACGCCTTTCCCGGATGGGGAGCCGGTTCAGCCGACCAAGTTCTACGAAGGTGATCTGGAGATCACCCGGGAGAGATTCCACGATATGTGCCTCGGCATGCTGAATACCCTCAACGTGGACCACGTGGACCAGTCCATGTTCGGAAAACCGTTAGTTCAGACCTTCTTCGACGAGGCGCCCAAGCTGACGATCATCGACGCAAACGGCAAGGTCTTCCCGCTCAATCGCATCCAGGTTGACGTCTACTTCAGGGTCGAGGAGACGTTCACCCCATTCACTTTCCATACCTACGACGATCCGGCATCGGGCGGGAACCTGAGCCAGGCAGCGGCGGCTCGCTTCAAGATCGGCGATGAAGAGGTCGCCATCGTGATCGCCGGTGGCCCCGACGAAGGCAAGCGCGCCTTTATCTCCCCCATCAAGGATACTAAGGCGGGCAAGCCGGAGGAGGCGAAATGAGCCAATGGAAAATGGCGACTGCGGCGCTAGCTCTCCTCCTCATGGCAGCCTGCGACGAGAAGAAGGAAGCCAAAGACGACAGCAAGCTCTTGGAGGTGATCGAACTCCACGGCACCTGCAAAGAGGATCACGCGACCGTCGCGGGGGACTACGACGCCACGGTCATGCGCTATGAAACCCAAGAAGAGGGACAAGCTCCCAGGATTCTCACGTATGGATTCGCGCAATCGACGCGGGACTTTGTCAAAGACACGATGGAGGAGCTAAAGAACGGCGGCCAGAATGCTGGGAAATACTATCCGCCGTTCAGCATAGACCTCTTCAACATCACCTTGGACACGTCGCAAAGCCATTGGGTCCTGCACGGCATGTCGTCGGCTGACGAGGGCCAGACCGCCTACGCTGCCACCTGCGACCTAACCGTTGTCAAGCGTGGGATGGAGATTCCTAAGCCCAAGATCCCCGGTATCGACGTGGGTGAAACGGGGGATACAACTCCCCAGTCGCCTGCACCGACACCGGCACCATCTCCAGGAGTCGCGGCACCGACTGGGCCTTAGCTTCAGATCCCGTGCGCGACCAGCCTGGCGACGATTTCATCTATCGCCGCCTTCACGTTGGTCGCCGTCAGGCCACTGGTCGAGTGATCGTAGCTGACCTGGGCTGCCGTCGGAGGCGCTGCGACCAGGACCCACTTCCCGGCCGCTAGATCCGTGGCGAATGAAGCTCCTGCCACATGATCAATCTGGCAATGGTAGAGGCTGGCGCCGTTCGTCACGACATTTCCAACGAGGTAGTTTCCGCCCGTCGCCCAGGCGCCTCTTGGAACGAACCCAGGAGGCAGTGTGAAGGGACCGAACGTCGATCCCAATGTGCCAGTCAAAGTCATCTGATTGCCGACGACAGAGGCGCCAGCGATTCCCTCGGCGACGACGACCGACATGGCCTCGTCGATCTGAGCCTGAAGGGATGAAAAATTCCCGTCGATCTCAGCGCTGGTGAGGGGCGAACCCTTTTCGGAACGGAGAATCACAGACATGAGAATTCCTTAGCTGAACGAAATGTTCTTGATGCCGGAGCTGCCGGTTATCGACACGCCACCGGACTGCGTATCCAACTTCGCCTCGCCGTCCGACGCACGGGCTGAGCTGGTGACGGAGACTTTGATCAGACGCGCCTGCATAACCTTGGGCGCGAGTATGTTCTGGAGACGCGATAGCTTGCTCATATCATCAGCCCTCGGACGCGAGATTGATGCCCATAGGACAACTGATAGGCTGGCAAACCACAATGTAAGATAGCCGGTCGATGTCGGACTGAGACAGATCTCGCATCGTCACAGACACGCGACTCTTGCGCCGCGCCAGCACGGCTTCCAAGCCGTCGTCAACCTCGATGGAATCACTGAAGCCGACCATCGCGGCGCCGCAGGCGAACCACTGGCTGATAGCAAGGTTCTCAGCGCTGATGTCTCGGATCGAGTAGGCTGTGCTGGTGAGCCGGAACGGGTTAACCGGCTGCCTAGGTTGAATGTCCGGCCAGCCATAGACCACGCCAGAGGCGGTCTGTCGGTCGGTGGTGCTGACATTCATGGAGTAGTCTGGATCTCCGACGTAGTTGTCGTCGAAATATTCGGATGGGTCGCTGCCAGGGTCCACTGTTGCGCCGCCGGTCCCGACACAAACGCCGATCTTAACGGTGGCGATCCGATTGCCATCGCCGTCGGCGCGCAGCGACAACGAAATGACCTTGCCGATGGCTTCTCCGCCGGGCAGCTTCGTCCACTCCAACCTGACGCTGTCGTCGACTGTTAGGTCCCTGGCGACAGACCAGGCGCAATCGAAGCTGACCTCGATGCAGCGTGCCTTCTGAAGAAGGTACTTCCTGGCGCGCTCGATCGAATGTTCCACCGACCTACGGCCCCGATCTGTGCTGAAATAGGCGGGCCTCCTCAGATCGCCAAGCGGAGACAGGCCAGGGACGATTTCCCACTGTGGAGCTTTCGTGATGCCGCCGTTAGGGTACTCAGTCACCTGGTACATTGCGAAGAACGCAGCGGAGGTGTGCGGTATCAGACACCGAACGGTCTTCCCGTTGTAGAGCCTAGTGTCGCCCAGCATATAGTTGTGGAACGGCTCCCACTGCTCGGAGTCCGCATCCACGCTGACATCGCGCAGGCTTATCTCTTCGATCTGCTGTACCCTGTCGTCACCGAGAACGTCTTGGATGCCAGACTCGACCAGCAGCTCCAAGCGCTCCTCACGCTGTTGCCGGTATTCGAACCTTGCCGTGAACCCGTCGATTCTGAACAAAGCGGCGCGCATCGTCGCATGTACTGTCGTGCCACCGCCGATCCCGCCATAGTGCTGGCTCAGAGGGAAATCTTCCGTCCCGTACTGGCGGAGGCTTGAGTCGATCAGCGTCCAGCCGCTCCCGTCGCCGAAGCTTGAGCCGGTCGTCGGCCAACTTGCAGCGAAGTCGTCGCCCGTCGCTGAGGCCAGAGCGCCTTCGTTGCCGACCAGGGACGACATGACGGCGCCGCCCAGTGGCAGCGTGCCGAAAGCGCGCTGCTCCCAGCTCGCCGACACAAACAGTCGCGCGCGCTTCGCCGGAGGCTCGGTCAGCGTCGCGGACACCGAGCCATCGAGCGCTTCGGTGCCGACATCGACCACGCGTCCACCGGTGATGATGTCAGATGTGGACAACGCCAGAGTCTTCCGGTTCCAGTAGTACTCGACAGGTCGGCCTTCGATGGCGGTCGCCGGGTCGTCTGTGCCGCCGTCGCTGACGTAGAGCGGGTCGTATGCAGCATCGGCTGTGCGCAGAGTATCAGCGAAGGCCGTCAACACGTCATCAGCGTCCGGAGGCAGGCAGGTGAATTCGAGAGCAACGACATCCCCGGACAGGTCGTTACGGCGCCCGCGGTCGCCGACTTTGCTTGGCATGCCGGAAATCCTACCGCGCGCCAGGAGCACGGGCTGAGCGTCGTCTGTCGTTCTCTCGGAAAGCAAGGCGTAACGATTGCTCCCGGCCAGAATGCCGACCATCCCAGGGTTCCTGACCTGCAGGGTGAAGCCGGGCGCAACTCCCTCCTCCTCGGTCACCTCTACGCCATAGATCTCCAGATCCTGCACAGCATGCGCGAGAGGATCGAAGTCGGTACCCCATTCTGGAATCCAGGCGAAATAGAACACGTCGTCATACCTCTTCTAGTTCCAGGCGCCAACTGGTCGCAGCGCCCCACTCATCCTCGTCGGCGCTCCAGCTTACGACCAGCATAGTCAGCACCGCCCGATAGAAGATCTTCACCGGCTTGGCCGCGGCTCCGGTCAAAGTTACGAGACGGCCGACCAGCCCGAACTCAACCTCGGCGCCGTCGATATCGACGCATCGCACCGATCCCGCAACGGGGTCTCGCTCCAGAGTACGCACAGTGCCGCCGGTGGCGATGCGGTCGGCGATCTCCGAGATCGGCTGGACGGTCACTTGCATGCCTTTCCAGATGCCAGCAAGAGTCGGCGGGAACAGGTCGGCAGCGGATAGCGAGATCCTGTACTTGCGGAACTCTGGCATCGTGAGATTCATCAGCACCCCGTTCACGGTGCGCCGAAGCTCGCCGTGGTCGATGGGCTCAAGGGTTTCCTTGATCTGCCGATCGGCTGCCAGGCCGAAGGAGATCTCCGCGATGTCTAGGATGGTTCCGGGTTCAACGGCCATGGTTACCTCCCTGTCGTCCTGCGCGCCAAGGCGGCGGCGCTCCCGTACAGGGCATCCAATCCGTCCTCGTCGGCGTAGACCGTGCTGTCCTGCCCGTCGATCGTGATCTGGACTGGCCGCAGGTTCTTGATGATGCGCGCGCCAGCGGCCGCCACCTCGGCTGCGTCTGCGCCGCCGCCAAAGACAACCTGTGGGGCGAAGTCGTCGATCGAGGCGCGCGGGACGTAGTAGTCCTGCGGCGCTGACGTGTCGTTCATGCCCAGGTCGCCGAAGCGAGCGCGGTGTTCCGCAAAGGCTTTGTCGTTGTCGGACTTGAGCTTCGCGGCGATCTCGTCGAACTCGCGATCCTTCACCGCCTTGTCCCAGGCAATTGCGGCGTCGGTCACGAGATCGGTCAGGATGGAGCCGACGAGGACCGGCCAAGCAAAACGCCCAGCGGCAGACGCAAAGCGCCCGACGCCTCCAATGACTCCACCCGCTCTAGCAAGGAGCCCACCGCCAGCCGCAGCGGCCGCTGTCCCGGCTGCTCCGGCTGCAGCCCCACCGGCTTCAGCAGCGGCAGCACGAGCGGCGGCTCCCTCGACTGCAGCGGCGACATTCGACTTGGCGGCCTTCGAGGCGAAAAGGACCATTCCCTCGCCTGCAAGGCCGAGAAGTTTGACGAGCAGGCCGAACACCCCCGTGAGCTTCAGGAGGCTGGTGTAGAGGACGAAGGCGCCGATGTCAGTGCCGAGGAAGCCCAGGAACGAATTGAAGAAGTTCCCGAGAGCATCGAACGCCAGCGACAGGTCGTTGAGGTGTTCCTTGATGATCTCGAAGAAGCTGATGAAGTTGTCGCGCCATTCGTTCAAGAAGGCGAACCGGCCAACGACCTCCTGCCCTGACAGAGTCTGATACAGGGCAATGGCTAGGCCGCGAGCCCAGATCAGGAAATCCCCGAACTCTCCCATCCACCGGACCTGTCCCAGCGCCTCCGGGCCGCGCACGATGACCGTGAACACGTCGACGATCTTGTGCCCGAAGTCCACGACGGCCGCGAGAATCCCCGGGATCACGCCGAGAACGTATTGCTCGATGGTCTGGAAGGTCGTGACGACACGATCCCGGAGGTCTGTCAGCCAGGGGAACTCGATCACGCTCCCATCATCGCCGCGGATGGTGGCGTAGAGCTCTTGGACGAACACACCAGTCAGCGCCAGGGCGTCGCGAACGCCCTTAAGGGCGCCTGAGGCATTCAAGATCCAGGTGTTCTTGACCTCGCGGTCTCGGTCCACCCAGATGTCGTAGACGTCGATGATGACGCTGCGGAGCTTCATCCAGCCATTGAAGATCCAGTCGGCAATGGCTTCACGGTTCCGAGCGATAAGATCCGAGAGCTTCCTGGCGTCCTGGCTGAACGACTCCAGGAAACGGCTGCCGATGGCGAGCTTCAGCCCCAGGAAGGCTTCTTTGAGGCGGCGGATCTCGAACTGGAAGGCGCGCGCCTGCTCGACCCGCTTCGGCGACACAATGGTTCCATAGTATTCCCCGAACTGCTGCGCGTTCATTCCAGCGCTGAGCAGCAGGTCGGAGAAGTCAGCCATCTGGCGCGCGGCTTCTTCGCCGAAGAGCTGGCCGAAAATGACCTGGCGCTGCGCCCGATTCAGGTTCTGGGTGCGGTCGATAACCTCTTCCATGAGGTCCGCATTGTCCCTGAGCTGACCGTTCGCGTCTGCGGTGGCGACACCGAGCGCGCGGAAGATCTGCGCCGGTCCGTTGACCTGCGCCTTCGACAGAAACTCGGCGCGGCTGATCGCGGCGTTGATGTAATCAGAGGTGGCCTTGGCCTTGTCGGCGGCATCCTTGGCGTTGTCGAGACGGATGCTGGCTTCATGCTTCGCCCAGAGGTCACCGGATGCGACGGCCTGCTTGTACCCCTCATCTGCTTCGTCTGCCGCCTTTTGCGCGGCTTCGGCCTGGTCTTCAGCGGACTTCGCCCGGCGGGCGACATATTCCTCGGCGACATTGCGCCGGGCGTCCGCCTCTGACTGCCGCGCCTGGCTGGCCTGTTGACCGAGGTGGGCCAGGCCCTGCGAGAGCTTCTGATCGTCGCCGCCGGTCAGCCTGGAGATCACCGAGAGCTTCTGGAATTTCTCAAGCGTGGTACCCGCCGCTTTGGCAGCGCGAACCTGCCCGTCGGTGAAATCGGCCGTCGAGCGGACGAGCAGGCTCACGCCTCCGGCGGCCGCGGCTCCGAGCAGGCTGATGCGCTTCAGGACCCCGACCAGGCCGTCGTTCAGCCCCGTCAGGCCGCCGATAGTTTTGACCGCAGCCCCCAGACCCAGGATCGAAGACGTCGTGCCAGCGAGCGAACGGAATCCTCTGGCCGCGGCCGTGGCAGCCGAACCAGCCAGCTTCAGGGATCCGGCCGTCAGTGAGACAGACGTCCGGATGCCCTTGAAGCCGATCTGCGCGGTAGCGGACAGCGCCTTGAATCCGGCCTGGGCGACGGCGAGGTTGCGCGCCCACTCCTTGCGAACCGGCTCCATCGCTAGGGTCGCGGCGTCGCGGACCTTCTGGAACGAGGTCGCTGCTTTCTTGGAGGCTGCCTCGACCTTGGCGTTCAGACCCTTAAGAGCAGCAGCCGCCTCAGTCAGGCCACTGAAGCGAAACTTGGTTTCGATTGGCGGAAGGGTCGTCGCACCAGCCACAGCTTAGTCCTCACCATCCAGCGACTTCATTGCCTTCTCCCAGCCCTTTTTGTCGGCCTGAGCCATGCGGCAAGCGATCGCCATCCGACGGATATCGTCAGCGTGGCTCTCAGCTTCGCAACGAACAAGGAAAGAGACCTGGCGAGGAGACATAGACCAGGCGTCGACACCGCGCGCAGCCAGACGCGTGCAGGTCTTCACCAGGGCCACGAGCGGATCGTCGTGCTCGATGTCATTGACGCCAGGAGTTACCCCGCCTCGGCGGACCCGCCTGGGCTTTGGCGCATGAGGCCGCTTGCGGCGGCGAGCTTGCTGAACCGGTCGAAAAAAGCCTCGATGCCCTCCGGCATCGTCGCCTTCATGGTGGCGCCCAGCAATGCGATGATGTCCTCGTCGGGAAGCGCTGAGATGGCCGCCTCCTCCTTGGCGTCTCCGGGACGACCGGTCGCGCAGGCCAGAACCGCCGCAATGGCGTCTGGTCCGGCGTCAACCAGAACATCAATCATCGTGATCGCGTCGGCGCCGAAGAAGACCTTCTTCAGGGCCGGAAAGCGACCGATGATCCGCAGGAGCTCGAAGGAACGGACCGGACGGATCGAGATCGGCTCTCCGCCGATAGTGATCGTCTCCGGTCCGCCCAGGCCAGCGGATGCCAGATCCTTGATCGTAGCCATTCTCCGTCCCCTTCCGTTACGCCAGCGCAGTCTTCGGGATGGAGGTCATGCGCCCGTACTCGTAGCCGGTCGGCTGCGTGCCGTCGGCGTAGCAGCGGCCGGTTAGCTGGATGCTCGCGTAGTCGTCCTCGCCCTGAAAGGCGACGTCTCCGTTGGGGCGGAGCTTGACGTCCCAGAACCACGCCTCATGATTCTCGCCGATGTCGCCCTGGCCGCGCAGGAACAGGGTGCCCCTGACGCCATTGTTGGACATCGGGCCGCCGCTCCAGCGCTTCGCCGTCTCCAGGATCGCGGGCGCCGTGTAGGCGATGACGAGGTCGGTGTCCGCGCCATCTGGCACCGACAGGATCTCGATCATGCCGGTGCGGCGATCGACCTTGTAGTTCACGTTCACGACGTAGGCGACCGGCGTCGGCGTCGTGCCATCGGTCACGCTAGTCAAGGTAACGTCGCGGACTCCGAGCGAGTAGATGTCACCGGCCGCCGGGTTGGTGAACGTCACATCGCCGTCGGCGACTGCATCCTGGGCGAGGTAGGCATCCGGCTCGGCCATCAGCAGCATGCCGCGCGCCGTATCCGTCATCTGGTAGAGTGTCATTCCGATGGTCGCGTCTTTCTGGATGACATCGGTGCGCCGCAGCACGCGGGTGCTGGAATCCTTGCCGTAACGCTCGATTTCCGTGAGGTTCGGCGTCCATGTGAACGCGTCGGTGTCGCCGAGGTTCACGAACTTGGATTCGCCCTGCTTGCGGAAGAGCACCTGGATTCGCGGCAGCTCATAAAGGCCATCGGACGGAGGGGTGAAAACGGACATCAGAGTGCTCCTTTAAGCGGGCGCGTGAACGGATGAGGGCGATCCCTCTCGGGTCGAGACAACAACGCTGTATTGCAAGCGACAAGCGGCATGGGTCTGTTTGCCGACGGCTACGGCATCTAGCGAAGAGCCGCGAAGCTGCACATCCTTGGCGCCCAGCCCAAGGCTGGGGTTCGCAGCCAGCGCGGCTTCGACCGCTTCGGCGATCCCGTCCAGAGCGTCGATGGCGCCGTCTTCGTCCTGATCGGCGCCGACGACAGTGATGACCACGACCTGGTCCCGGGACTGCAGTCGAGGACGGACCGGCCCAGCGCCACCCGTGGTCACAGTGTCGGCCGGGGTTTCGACTACGATGGCAGGGGTCTCGTAGTCCTCGAAGGGGCGCCGACGCGCCTTGAAGACGCGGCCGCTCGTAGCCGGGATCCCGGCGAGTGTGACCGCAACGGCGTCTCTAATCGCGCGTCTGACGTGCATCAGGAAGCAACCTTCTTCAGACGGGCCATGATCATCCCGTATCCGTCGGGCTCATTGGTGGAGACCTTGTAGGTGGTACCGTTGATCAACAGCGTGTCTCCGCTGGCGCCGCTGCGCAGGTTCGGAACGTCATCCGCCTTGAGCCAGGCTACTGGCTCGATCGACTGGGCAGACAAGCCGTCATTGCCGACGAGCACCAGCGCATACCTGGCATTGAAGATGACATCGACCTCCCTCGGCTCGGCGCCGCTTTCTGAGTAGAGCGCCTTATCCTTCTCCTTGAACCGCGCCATGAACATGCGCGGCATCCGGTTGAAGATCGGGTTCGGCACGAGGATCGGCTCCCAGAAAGACGGAAGCCCGGCGGCTGGTTAAGGCCGCCGGGCGCCGGGGTTAGGCGGACTGCTTGATCTTGATGATCGCGCGCGGCGTTGTGGTGTACGAGATCGCGTTCGACTCCGTCAGGATCTTCACGCCGCGGCCGTACGGCAGCGGATCGCTCATGCTGTAGAGCGGCAGGCCGGTCGTGTTGGCCGCCTCGACGGTGTCGGCCGGTGCGAACCTCGTCTGGTACATCCCCGGAGCGATCGGGCAGAGGTACGCCTCGTCGTCGGCGATGAAGGTCACGCCGCCGACCTTGCCGCGACCGGCGCTGTAGAGCGTGATGTTGTCGCCGATGATCATGCCGCCGAAACGGTTGTCGGCACGCAGCGCCTGTCCGTCGCGCCAGCGATCGAAGGCGGTCTTCAAGGACGCGTGACGGCTGATCGTGTGGAACATCGCCCGTCCGGCAATGAGCGCATACCCGTTCGCCGGGGTATCGGCCGACTGCTCATCCTCGGAGCGCTCTTTGGCCACGATCAGTTCATCTTTCACATCCGTCGTCGCCGTCGCGAAGTCGATGTCGTACTGGTTCTGAACCACGCCCTGAGCCGCGTTCAGGTCGATCAGAGTCGAACCATCGGCGTTCTTCAATACGCCGGTGATTGCGCAGGCGCGCCCGAATTCCCACGTCGATTCGTGCTGCCGCACCATCTGTGCCTGCGCCTGCGCGATCTTGGCCTCGACGGTCTCCAGTTCTGAATCGGAGCCGAACTGGCGCACGCCCTGAATCGAGGATGCCATGATGGTGCGCTCACGCGGATAGTGTGGCACGAGCAGGCTGAATGCCTTGCGCGCACCCTCGCGATCCTGGCTCGCCGGTGCGCCGCGCGGGACCGCCGGGATCAGCGTGAGCACGCCGTCCTGGCTCTCGATCACGACCGAAGTCGTTTCGACGCCCTCGGCGTTCCACGGGAGCCACGTCTGCAGCTCCTGCGGGACATAGGGGATTGCGTTCACGGCGCTGGTGAGCGAAGTGAAGCTGAAGAGATCGGACTTGAAGACGTCGGCGAGCATCGGGTTACTCCTTCACTGCTCTCACTCTGTTGCCGCTCGGCGGCGAAGAATTCCGGTCTCAGAAGAAATCTCTTGCTTGCAAGAAACCAGAACTCTTCTCCGCGAGCAGTTACCTGACGACGATGCCTGCGGACGCCAGGCCCGCAAGAACGGCGGCTTTCTGGCCTGCCGTCATCACGCCACCGGCTTCGCTGAAGACGAGCAAGCTGCCGTCCACTTCGGCGTCGCGCGCGATGACGACGATGTACTCGTCAGCGTCGGTCGCACTGCGCAGCAGAACACCGTACGGCCCAGGGCTGACGTCTCCGTCGTCGGTGTCATCGCTGTCCGAATTTTGATTGGAGCGAACAGCGGCGATTCCGGTCGACGTGCAGATGATCGTTCCGGGCACATACGACCCTGGCGCCAGCGCCCCGACGATCATGTCGCGACTGCGCGAGCCGTTTGCTTCCGAGATGAGGAAGGCTTCCTCGCGTGGTGACATCGTTGTGCTCATAGTCATTCTCCTTCGTGTTGTCTGTTACCGGACGACGATGCCAAGAGCGGCAAGCTGCGTGCGGACGGCAGCCTTTTGGGTGTCATCGTAGCTCGCGAACTGGTTGCTGTTGCCTTGGACGCCGCCGAAATAGTTGCCATCGATCTCCGCGTCGCGCAGAAAGACCTCGGCCTTACCGTCGAATGGACCGCCGTCGCCGGGGTTCGCCCGCAGGATCACTGCTGCGGCAACTTCTGAACCGTCATCACTCGATGGATTGAGGAATGCGTAGGCACCGGTCGCCGTCACCTTGCCAATGACGGTGCCCATCGGGTCGACTCCGGAGTACGAGATGACTCCACGCGATCGACCGCCCTCTGCTTCCGAGACGATGATGGCGTCGACCCTTGGGTTCTGCGTGAGCATGGTAGTCTCCTTACCGGCCGACCGAGTTCATGCGGCTGTAGGCGTCGGCGGCGACTGACCGCTTCTGCGGCTGCTCGCCAGTCCCAGTCGCCGGACGGCTGACAATCTCGCCGACAGCGGCGTCACGCGCGGCGGCGAGGTCGAGCAACTTGCTGCGGATCTCGCGCACGGTGAAACCGGACTTGATCAGGCGCTCGGCCTGCTTCTCCAGCCCGCTCTTCTTCGCGATCGAGCGGATCATGCGCGCGCCCTCCGCCGACGCATCGGCGGCTTGGTCATCGACCGGCTTCTCGTCGTCCCTCGCCTTCGCGGCTTCCGCACGCTTCGCCGCCCTGGCATCGCGTGCATCCCTGACCGCCTTCAGCCGCTTGCCACGCGCTTCCTCGGTCGCGGCCGCGCCTTCGGAATCGTCGGCCTGCGAGACGGCTTCGGCGGCCGCATCGGCGGCGTCGAGCGCGGCGCCCGCCTTCTCCTCGGCGGTGTTGACGGCCGTTTCGAGCGCGCCGGTATCTGCGTCGGCGGGCGCGGCGGCCAGCGCATCGGCGGCGGCGGAAGCCGCGGCATCGGCGGCTTCGGCGGCGGTGGCAGCCGCATCGGCGGCGGCGTTCAGTGCGGCAAGGAGTTCGGGATCCATTGTGCGGGTCCTTTGCTGGGGCTGGTGGGAACGGATGACGGCGTTGGGGTCAGCCCCTACGGCCACGACGGAAACTTCATGCGGGGTCCAGGACGTCGCCCGGGCGAGCGGAACTCCGCCTTCGCGAAGCTCGACGCTGAGATCGTTTACGACGTAACCGACGGAGACCTGACGGATAATCCCGTCGGCGATGTCGTTCAGGATGCGCGTGCCCTTGTCGGACTTCGACAGGCGCGCGACGCCGTTCCATGTGGCGTCCGTCTTGGCGATGCTTTCGATCACGCCGATGACGTTGTCGACCGTGGAGAGATCGTGGCTATCGACGAGCGGCGCCCCGGCGATCCTGGATTCATCCAGGCCGTCGCTGGCGAGCACCTCGTCGTAATCGGTGAAGCCCGCCTCTGGCAGCTCCCCACACGTTCTGACCGGGGTCTCCGTGCTTAGAACGAAGCCGAAGGTCCTGGCTTCGACGTCAACTGACGTCGGCGTCACCGCGATGGCGCGCGTGCGCTTCGCCTGAATGGCGCGATGGACCTTGGTTTTGATCTTCGACCTGCGACGAAACATCCGGGTTCCCGAGAACGCAACTGTGCTCGGGCGGAGGGTCCATCACGGGCTTGCAAGGAACACGAAAAATAATTCCGGCGGCTCGCAGTGGAGCCGCCGGTGGCTACATGCGCATGAGCCCAGCGAAGGTCTCGGCCTGCTCCTCGGCCTCATCCTCAGGCGGCACGGGCATCGGCAAATCGGCGTCGCCTAACCGCTTGGCGCCTATTTGTCGTCGCGCGGCTTTCGTCCGGTCGGGATGGCGTCAAGGACGGTCGACATGGTTGGCTCGGTGACGCCGTCGGCTTCCAGAAAGGCCCTGTAGTAATCGAGGAGAAGCTGGTCGACGATCTCATCAGGGGTAAGTAAGTCCATGGTGTTCTCTGTCCCTTGCAAAGGCGCGCGGCCTGCGCGCCGGGGACATCTAATGGGACATTTGGTCGGCCGGAGTCGATTGCAGATTTGACGACCAGCTCGTCAAATATGAAATCCTTGAAAGCCTAGCAGGTTGGCCGACTCGCGACCGAGCCGGTATGCTCGGAACTGGGGAAAATTGGAGGCACCAATGAAGCGAGACCTGGAGCTGATCCGGAAGATCCTGCTAGCCACGGAAGCCCATCAAGACCCGAACAGAACCGTGCAGTTGGAGTTCGATGGCATCCCCGACGAGCTCGTGCAATACAACATCGGCCTCCTTTCTGAGGCTGGATATGTCGAAGCCATGGACATGTCCAACATGGACGGCAGGCATTTCGGGATCTGGCGTCTCACATGGAAGGGCCACGATTTCCTGGATGCCGCCAGAGATGACACGATTTGGAAGAAAGGCCGGGACAAGGTGGTCGGCGCCGTCGGCACCGTGACCCTCGACATCATGAAGGAGGTTCTGATCTCGATAGCGCGGGATACGCTCGGCCTAAAGGGGTGACACCATGCAGGAGAGCGAGCGCCCGGGCTTCCACAAAGGGTTAGGCGACTACCTGAAACATCCGCCGGTCCGCGCATTCTGCGATCTGTCCGCCGACGTCTGGAGCCTCTACCACAAAGCCATTGGCGGGCATGAACGGGTCGGTGAATCGCCTCGCCAGCACCTGATGTCTCGGATGATTTACACCTCAGAATCCACGAGCGCGGCTATCAAGCTTGCTGTTACTTGGGCTCTTTCGATGCCGGGCATGTCGCTGGTTCGGGATCGGTTCGAGCAAGTGGTCCGGCACTCGTGGCTCCTGCACCAGCCCGACACCGAGGAACTCAGCAAGTACGTCGGCCGTGCCTACATCAAGCAGAACAAGGTGATCACCAACCTGGACCCGGCAGTCCGCAAGATCCTCGACGAAGAGGGTTTCAAATTCGAGGCCTGGCAGACCGAGAAACCAACCAAGAAGGAGAAGGAGGAGATCCGACGCTGGGAGGACCTAGACCTCGCATCCATGGTGGCAAAGCGTGACGCCTTGCTGAACGACGAAGTCCCCGAGAAGAAGTGGCGCGCCCTATCCTCGTTCTACACGCCGATCTATCGCCAGTTCAGTTCGATAAGCCATTTCGACATGTATTCGATGCGATTCCTGGGCTTGCACAAGGCACCGGAGGGCCCCTTGGTCCTGGCGCCAGACCCCTGGTGGCCTGCGACATTGATGAGTTACACTGCCCTCTTCGATCTCATTCAATGCTCCGAAGCTACGAAACTAGTGCACAAGCTCGATCGTAGCTCTGACTGGCAGGCGCTCTTCGACAAGTGGAAGGGCTATAGTGAGCGGATGGTCGGGAAGGGCGAGAAGCCAGATCAGGATCAGTCGTCCGACCCCACCTCTACTCCTGCTGGGTAGAACAACTGCTTCATCCGCCCCCTGATTTCCCGCTGCGCTGGGGTCAACGGCCGCGGGGGCTCATGGCATTTCCATAGATGCCGCCGGAGCGCATCAATCCTGCTGGTCGCCCTTCCACTTATCGACCTGCTCGTCCACGTTCTCGCCGACCTGGGTCTCGACCGCGACCTGAGCCGGGGTCTTCGCGACCGGCGCAGGCTAATCCGGGTAGTTGTAGACCGTGTATCGGTGGCCACGCTGATCAGCCGATGCCTTGTCGATGGCCATCTGGTGATCGACCTCCATGACCGACATTCCGAGCTGCTGTGCCGCCTGCTCGCGGGTCATGAACCCTGCCTTGATCGCCTCGACGTAAGCCGTGACCTCTTGGACGGGGTGGATGTAACCGCGCGCGGGCATCGCCCACTTCGCCCGGTAGATGTCGATGGGCTTGGCACCCTGGGGCGGAGTCCAAGCGCCCGACATGATCGCCGTCGAGACGAACCGCCTCCAGACCGGACGGCACCATTGGAAGACCATCAGGTGCCACTGCCAGCTAGACACGAACCGAGAGAATTCCAGCATCGCCGCCCTGTACGCGCGGTCGCTGGACATGCCTTCCCAGTTTCCGGTGACCTGCTCGTAGATCGAGTTCACTGCCGCGCCGATGGCCGACAGGTTGGTCCTCATGAAGGTCTCGTAGTTGGACCCGACATCGGGCGGATCAGCCAGCGTGATGTCATAGCCAGGTGGGAGCTCAGCAAAGGTGCCGGGTTCGACGTCCTGGAACACGACATCACCGCTGCCCTTCGCGTTCGGCGGCAGCCCATTGTCGGCCGCTGGCTTCCGATAGAAGCCAGCGAACAGCGTGGCGACCTTCTGCTGCATGCGGACAGCATCGGAGATGTCATCGACATCACGCAGGATCGGCAGACCCGTCACCAGCCAGGGCTCGCCGCGGGCCTGGCCAGGGCGACGCTCGTGGAACAGGTGGATCACGTCCTCGCCGGGAACTCGGACCTCCATGAGATCGCTGCCGCCGGTGATGCCGACACGGTCGGTCGGATGGACTCGATACATCCAGTAGGCCGCCACCCGATCGATCAGGTCGCGTTCGATCCCGCCGACAACCGGATTGCCGTTGTAAATCGTGCTCTTGGTCGAGGGGACGTGTTCGGATTCCAGGACCTGCAGCTGCAGCGGAACCGTATCGACGTCCTCGGGCTTCCGGGCGCGGAGCCTGGTGAAGGAGTCTCCGCCTTCCAGCATCGAGCGGAAGGCAAGCGCCTGAAGCCCATAGAGGTCAGGGTACTGGGTCATCGGCCTGATGCCATCGCCGATGACGTTGACGACGAGGTGATCGGAGATGTGGCGCGCCGTCGGGTTGTTGCGGATCACATGACGGGACTCGTTCCGCATGGAATCCAGTCGGCCGAGTAGCGCGGAGTTCGGACCGGCGCTGGAGGTCCAGATCCCACGGCGCCCCTGCGTGCTTCCGGCCTCATAGGTCGGCAGCCGGGCGCTGCGCTGGTGGACGTATTGTGACACGCTACGCTGTGGCCGGAAGGGCTTCGAGACGGCATTGGTATGGGCTGAGGCCTGCTTGCGATTCGACATCACAGGATTCCCTTCGACGGCCGGATGCGGACGTGGCGGACGCGGGGCTCTTTCGGAGTACCGTCGATCTCATCCAAGCGGTCATAGAGCGACTGTAGGGTCCGCGTCATGTCGGCCGCGGCGACTTGCGCCACATCGCCGCCACCGGTGTAGGAAATAGACTGCACGCCCGAAGCGAGCGCTTCCTCCAACGCTCTGATTGCTGTCACCAGCTCATCGCGGGTCCAAAGCCTGAAAAGCCGCATTCCAATTCATCCCATCGTTACCAGCGGCTACGCCCCACGAAGCTCGACCGAGAAACGTGAAGCTTACGCTGTTGCTGCATGCCCGGCGCTGGAGCCGGAGCTGGCGCAGCCACCTGCGCCGTCTGTGCAGCCTTCTTCACTTCCAGGGCGGTCGGCTTCGCGGCGGGCTTCGGCGCTGGCTTCAATTCCGGTGCTTCGCCCGGCTGCGCGGCTTGAGCGCTCCGGTCGGGGCCGTGATACGCTTCAGCCTCCTTCGGCACTCCATCCTGATCGGCTGCAAGGGACAAGTTGGCAAACTGAGGAGCCACAGTCTTGAGACCCTGCAATGCCGCCAGGGCTAGCACGTAGCAGTCCCAGGCCTCGCCCGTGATGGACTGCTTCTTCCGCTTCCAGTGAAATCCTTTTTCCTGGCCTTTGAGCCTGATTAGTTCCTCTGCCGCCAAGTCCTCGAAATACTCCTCTGTGGCAGACATCGGGAAGTGCACGTAGCCCGGACCAGGCGTGGTGTTCAGCAGCCTTCTTCCGATCACATCCTTACCCTGTTGGCTGTCGAGCATGTACCAGGAGCGGCCGTTCTTCCGGCTGGCACCCCGGCGAGGCCAGAGCGATCCTGACCGAGTTCCCTTGGTATTGTTGTTTCCCTTGGTAGCCCAGATGTTCCACGGCGCTCGGCTGCTCGTGAAGTCCTTCACCGCGTCGCCGTAATGTCCGCCGAGATCGATTGCAGTCGCGCTGATCTTCATCTCGGTCCCATCGGCCTTCTTGAACGAGCGCTTCAGGAACGCGTCAAGCTCGATCTGGTTTTCTGGCGACATCGGTTCACCGATGAACTTCCAGTGCCCTATCAACCAGCTCTCTTCGCCACGGCCCCATCCCCAAACGGAGGCCTCCAGCCTAGCTTGCTTGGCAGTGTTCCCGGTCTGGCTCCCCGTCTGGACGTCGACGCCGCAGGTCATAAGAACGACCCCGTTAGGAACCTCGGCAGCGTAAGGTTCGCGGCGCGCGAACAGGCCTATGCTTTCGATCTTCTGGGCCTGGAATGAATCGAACGGCTTGCCGAGCCACAGATTCCAAAAGGTGGCTAGCTTAGTCGCCTCGCCCTGGGCGTCGCACCAAGCTTGGCATAGATGGCGCCAAGACGCCTTGGGCGCCAAGGAATATGCAGCCCAGATGTGGTATCCGACATGACCCGGAGTCTCAGCCGTCGCGGTGGGTTGCCACACGCCGCCGTCAACCATCTCCTCCTTGTTATGCTCGTCGATCCGGCAACCTTTCGACCCAGCGCACTTGTACCATGCCTTGACCACCGCGCCCGACTTGCCACGCTCGTACTTGAAGCCGAACGGCTCATCCTTGCCGCCCCACTCTAGGATCTGCTGGTGACCACAATGCGGGCAATGGACGAAGAACTGACGTTGGTCGGACTTCTGGTACTCACGCCAGACGATGCTGGTCTCCTTCTCCAGTGGGGTGCTTCCGAGGATGATCTTCGAACCCCAGTCGTCGGTGCCTCGACCGCGCGCCTGCTCGACCTTGTCGCCCGAGATCTTCGACGGCCACCAGTTCTTGGCATCAACTTCATCCAAGAAGTTGACAAAGGAAGAGATCTGCCTGAACGGGTCGTCGCCTGCGGCGCCGCGCAGGTACAGCATGGCGCCATTGGAATACAGCTTCTCGTTGGACTTATCCTGCACCTCGCCGCGCGCCGGGGTCCGGATGATCTCGTTGAAAGCCGCCATGCGCGTTTGGAACGGATAGATGTTCTTGGCGTAAAACGTTTCCGCTTCACCGATGTCGGGCTCCGCGATCATGACGATCGAACCTTCGACGACCAGGAGATAAAGGGCGACCCAGGCAATCAGCTTTGAGAACCCCACCTGCTGGCTCTTCATGATCGTGATCTGGTGCACATCCGGGTCCACGAACGCCTGGACCATCTCGCGCTGGAAGCCGGTTAGCTTAACGAAGCCCGTGCGAGAGCTTTCACGCCCCCTGAGCTCGACGTGGGTCTCAATCCAGGTGATAACGTCGATTGCTTTGGGCGGCTGGATCGCGCTGTTGCGCAGCCGCTGGATGACCTTGATGAACAAGGCCTCTCCTTCGGACAGGTCGAGGTCCTCAATCCGGATCCGAAACTGGTCGCTCACAGCCATTCTCATTCGGGACTCCCGGCCGTGTTGGCGTCGAGCTTCAGGGAGTCGAGCGCGCTACGGACAGCTTCGTCAGCCAGCTTCTTGGCGAGGCTGCGCAGTTCCTCAGGACACCGGGTCGCAAACCGGTTCGGGAACAGCATCAGGCGGGACCTGACCTCGCCGTATTCCTTGGCGACCTGCTCCGTAACCGTGGTCCACCTGGCGAGCTGGTTCAGATACTCGGCGTTCTCGGCCGTGGAACGGATGATCTCCTGGTAGAGCTTCCGCTTCTTCATCTGATCAAGGGACACATCACCGTCGAGAGAAGCACTCGCGTCGGCGGCTTCAGCCGCCGCTCGGCGCTCCAGCCATCGGACGACATCAGATAGGTCTAGCTGCCACTCGCCGCCCTTGGTCCCGGGACGAGAGACCGAGGGGAAGTCCGGCTCTGCCGTCCACTTCATCACGGTGTTGCGGTCGCGCCCGAGAAGTTCTGACAGCCTCTTCAGGGTGACGACGCGATCAATCGGCTTTTCCGCTCTGGGCATGGCTTTCCTCGCCGTTCATACCCCTATGAACGGCCATCTTCTGGCTCCGGTCGTGCAGGGTTTTCTCTTCATCCCGCAGGAGCGAGAGAGCGAAACGACCGAACGCGACATCATGATCCTCGGCCGAGCGATTCAGCACCTTCGAGCCTCTGGCGCTGACCATTCGATTCTTCATGTTCTCCAGCATTTTCCTGGTCTCCTGCGAGTTCAATCAGTGGACGAAGCCAGTGCCCGTGCTGATGTTGATTCGATTTCCAAAATTTTTCATCGAGCGATCAAATGCGGTCGCGAATAACCCCGCACTTAATACGGGTCCCAGGGGCCCCGTCCGCCTCCCGCGTCGTCCACGGATTTGATGCCTTCGAACTTCACTATCGATCTCGCCGTGGTTGTAGTGGAATTGGATTTGCACACTTGGCTATGCAGACAGATCAGTTCTTCTTTGACCGGTCCTCAAGGCAGATCGCCGCCGAGAGCGCCTCGCTGATGTACTGTGCCGCGTATCCGGCCAGGGCTGCGGATCGATTGTCGTTGCCGATGAACACCGCCTCATCTACCTGCGGGTAGAGCCACTCGATAAGCAGCTTCGCATCCGACGGGCAGATCTCCTCGACGGCAATAGCCGATCCGACCATCTCAGGCCCCAGCTTCTCCATCATTGCCGTCGCGTCCAGAAACTCCCCAGAAAGACCGTTGTAGCCCTTCAGAACGTAGCCGGGCGGCAGCATCTGCTCGCCCTCGTTCGGGGTGAATCCTTCCGGCACTATCTTGACCTTATCCATGATCTCTCTCCTCACTTGAGCTTCCGCACGTAACCGGCGGCGTCCGAGTACAGCGCCTCGGCCTTGCCCTCGACCTTGTCGGCCGTCTGCGTCACGGCCTTCACGGCGTCGCCGTAAACGTCCTCGGCCTTGAGCTCAAGCTCCAGCACGTCATCTTTCGCCGACGTGAACAGGCCCTTCAGCCAGGCCCAAAGCTTCTTCAGCCACTTCATTTCCTCAGTCTCCTGATCTCGCTCGCCAGCTTTGAAGCGAACCGTGAGCCAAGACCCACCGTCGCCCGATCAATCGCAAGGGACAACTTCAGCGTCTTCGGCGCCGTCACTTCGTCTTTGAACATCAGCAGCAATTTGGGCGCCGAGACGTTCTGTCCCTTGCGACGCCGGGGCCTCTGGAAATATCCCTTGACGCCGTACAGCGTCGCGAAAAAGACGTTCTTGTTCTCGCTCAGCTTTTGCGCATACCGGCGCGGAATGCCGCCTGCAGCAGAGCGCCGACCATACGGACCAGGGACCGGCACGTCGTAGGGACCGGCGCCTTTGTCTCCTCGATGCCGCGTGCCGCCGAAGACGGTGAAGGCGAGATAGCGATCCTGGATCGGCGCGGCGTACAGCCTGGAGTACATCGCATCCACACCCGCCGCGGGCTTCGCTTTTTCAACCCTGAACGCCCGCAAGGTGAAGCTGGTCGGCCGATCAAAGTCCGACTCTATCTCCGCCAAGGCGGAACGCTGCGCGTCGAAGGCTACGGCCGTGAGCGTGTCCGCGGCGGCCTTCGGAAGCGCGCGCTTACCAAGATCGGTCAGCGAGCGCTCCCACGCCTTGTAGTCGATGCTGAGATACTGGTCGGCCATGCCCGAGCAGGACACGGCCGATGGCAAGGAACTAGGGCGTGATCGGGAACTTCAGGCTGGCTTGCAGTTCATCGGTGACGTATTCGACCCGGTTCGGCTTGCCGTCCGGACGCATAAGTTTGTCTTTGCCGTCAAAGTAATAGAAGGTGAATCCGGGCTTGCTGGTACTGACCCTGACCTCGCACCATTCGCGGTCAGTCTTCATTCCGACCCAGCCTTCCTTGATCACGTTCATGTTCGTACCTATTCGAAGAAAGCCCTATGGCTGAATTCTACCCGACGCATCCGGCGCCGCTCGAAGTCCCGCCGTCCGATTAACACGGGGTCGCGGCCTGCCTCGTAGCGATAGTCGTTGTAGGAGTCGCCCTTCCAATCGAGCCAATCGCCTTCGGCGTCCTCGATGACCCCGTACACGGTGCTTCCGCCCCGTGCCCAGCTTCCCGAGCCTCCGCATCGGCCAGCGCCTTCAAGTGCATGTACTCGGCCGCCGCCTCCGGCCGTTCATAGCGCCGGTCCTCGACCAGGGCGTCGATGGCTTCGTCGAGGGTTTCGCCGAGGTAGACACGCCGCGACCCGTCCGGGTGGCGGGGGTCGAGAAGGCGGACTTGGACCTCGTCGCGCTGGAGCGAAATGTTGACAATCTGCTCGCCATCTTTGAGCAGACGGTAGCGCAGCGCATAGAGAGCAGCCACGCACTCACCCGCCGGGTCGGTCGCATGCACAGCGCCACCGAGCGCGACCATTGCGTCGTCGATTACGGCGTCGACAGAATCGAACATCTCACCGTTCCAAGCGACTTCGTGGCCGCCCGCATCGATGACAACAGCCCGCATGAAAAACTGCTTCTCAGGCGACCGGGCCGGGTAGAGCTCCAGCGTGAAGCCCTGCTGCACGGCTGCCTTCAGCCACGCGAAGCGGCGAGAATCAGTGATGATGGCAGACACAGCGATCTCCTCGGTTACCGATTCTTCCACTTGGCATATGCGGCCCGCATCGTCGGGTGCGCCGCGAGCGCATCAAGACTCTGCTGGCTGGCGCGCATCCCGAATGAGCCACCGGGCATCTTGCCCGTGATCTCCAGCATCCGGTCGTCGGCGTTGAGATTGCTCAGCGCGTCGGCCGACGGCGCGAACAGTGGGTCGTCCGTCCTGAGCTCGGTAACATCTGTGATCGTAGACTTGTCCATGATGGCGATCTCCTCTTGTTAGTGTCCCTGCGCCTAACATTTGCGCTGCCGTCGCAAGCAACAACTGGGCGCCTTGAATCGCAGGTAGGTAATCGGTGATTCCGTGCGCAAGCGGTTTCGCATCGAAGCCGACGAAAAAAGATTGGCCCCGGGAGCGAGGGGAACGCTCAACCGGGGCCGGGGACACCGCGCCGGATCGCCAAATCACAGCGCGGCGGTTTAGTTGTCGCTGTCTTCCTTGCAAGGGACCAGGTCTCTCACCACGGCTTCGGATTGCGGCCGCGCTCGATGGGTCTGCCGTACACGTCGGTCTTCACCAGGCCCATCATGTACAAGCGGCAATCTAGCCATAGGAACAGCCGGTCGATCCATCGGCTTGGATCGATATCGAGCCTGAGCATGACATAAACCGCGGCCAAGACGACTGCGAGCAAGAAAGCAACGCCGCCGACAACGCTAACAATGAATTCGATTCCACTCATACCTGATCTCCTCCACCCAGAAATTCCTTCGCCTTCTCCGTATCGGCGACATAGTGCGGATGGCCGTCGATCCAGACCTCGCGCAGCCCCAGCTCGGCCAGGCGCTCTGCGAACGGCGGCGGGTCGGGCAAGTCGGCAAGGGCCGCCCTGATGTCGGCGGTCTCGGCGGCGCTCTTGGAGACGGTGGAAGTCAGAGCCTCGGCCAGTATGCTGGTGATCTGGGTGTATCCGACCTGCGCAGACATGGTGCACCAGCGCTGAATTTCTGGATCGGTGAGCTCTCGAACATTACTCCGGACCCAGTCGCGCATCTCCTCCTTCGACCACGGTTTGGTCTGCGCGGGCGTGGGTGATGGCAGGCTCACCTGTTGGGAGCGATCAGGCACGATCAATGGCTCTCCGAGCGCGGTCGCGTAGGAGGCAAGGCTGCCTTCGGTGATGGTCATGGCCGTCTCCTCACTCACTGAAAGATATGATCGCGGCGCCCGGCAGATCTACGATGCGCGACGGTTCGCCATCTATTAGGCTCCGCAGATGATCGTCGGTGTCGTCGATCCCAAAGAATAGGGCCACCGGGCTTCTGTTGTCGGTTCCTCTGTACCGCGACGGCGTTCCAATAGCCTGGGCGCGAGCCTCCTCGACGGTCTCGGCGACGGCGCACAGGGCGCCTCCACCAGCGCACCAGTAGTATTCCCACACGAACATCTTCATGGCAGTCCACTTGTGTCCCATCGGCGCGTCCTTGCGCCGAACGATCCCCAGGTATGTAACGGCGTCGCATGCAGGAAGAGATTTCTTTTCACCGTCGGCGCCAACTCTGTTGACGCGCGCAGTCCTGTACTAAGGAAATCACCTGCAAAAAATTCCGCCGGTGCCGCCGAGTTCGGGCGGCAGTTCGTCGTCGGCGTCTTCCTTGCACTGATTGCAGATGCGGTTGTGGGCGCCTGCTGATTTGAACGGCTTGCGGCATGCCAAGCAGTCCCGTAGGACGGCCGCATCCTGCTTGTTTGCCCGGAACTCCAAGAGAACGACAACCTCGCCCATCGCCGCCTCCATCACCCGTAAACACGCCAGCTCGCGGCCGCTCCGAACGCCATCCGGGCGGCGGCCCGGAGCAGGTCGTCGTCGAAGGCGTCTTCGATCATGTCCTCGGCTTCCACCCAGGTCGCCTCGTCGCGGGCGAGCTGGCGGCCCAGGCGACGGGCCAGAGTGAAGTCTCGGTGTGTTGTCATCTCGTCCAGCATGTCAGCCCCCTCACTTGAAGTCGGTCCGGAAGGTGCCGCCGGTGGCCGGGTCGGTGCACAGGAGCACGGCGCCGGTCACGTCGTCTGGCAGCGCCGCTTTCCGCTCCGGCAGCGCGTCGACGCATGCGGACATGGATTCGAACTTCTCGACCGACGAATCGACGTTCGGCTGACTTGCCGTACCGCTCATCGCGATAGTGATCAGAAGCGCTTTCAGCATTGCGATCTCCCTGAGTCCCTTGGCTCCACATCGGCGCCGCTGATTCGAGGTAGGTAGACCGCTCGCCTGAAAGCAAGGCCTTCGTGAGCGCCGATGACTGATACTTTGTTGACAGAACTTGATGGCTACTACTGAAGAAGGGCAGGAAATATTTTCGTCGGTAGGAGACGACTCAATGCGTCGACGATGTCTTCGGAACGACCCAGAGATCGGGTGCCAGGATATCATCGACTTTCATTGCCCCGAGATCGACCTCATCGACCTCCTCGACCTCGTACGCCTGGCCGGTACGCTGCGCTGCCGCGATCGCGTGCCGACGCTTTGCCGCAAGTACACAGCAAGCCTGCAGCTTAATGCTCCACGGCCATACATGCCTGGCGAAGTCGCGGATCTCGTCCATACTTATGCAGTCGGCGGCCATAGTCTGGCCGACCGCGACGGCGCGGTGGTACTCGTGGCTCTCTTTGCGCCATGCTGACGGTCTGGACATGATCGCTCTCCTTCGTCGACAAGGGTATGGCGTCGGCGAGCTAGGAACCAGGAATCCAATATTTCGAAATTCGAACAGTCAGGCCCTGACTTTCGAAGTTTTCGATTCAGCTCTCGAAGTTTTCGTTATATCCGTACTGAGTAATGGGGGGAGAACCGGATTTGAAACGATCACGCCGTGATCATTCGAATCCAGAAGCGATCAAGTCCACATCAAGCACCAGGCGACGGGCCATCTGAAGCTTCGTCGTCGGTTTCGGCAGGGGCAGAGCCAGAGCTAGGCTGAGGAAGAATAGCTCGCAGCAAGCGCCGACGGCACTGGCTGCGGTCGAAGCCGCGGCCGACCAGGATATCAAGAGTGCACGGAATCAAGCGCTGCCACAGCTCGCGTTCTCCCCCAGCAATGTTGACAATTTGGTGCGTGGCGAAATCGATACGCACGGCTTCGAGCAAAGCTTTTGCCAAGTCGACTTTGGCCGGGATGCCGCTCCTGAGGATGGCATCCCGGCTCTTACGCTGATTCTCCGCATGCCGGGCTCGGCGTTCAGCAGCCGTGAGCTCCAGCAATGTGCGTCGGCGGCGCGACGACTTCGTTTCGTCGTCGGCAATGTTGACAATTTGGCGGTCCATTGTCGGCTCTCCCATCGGGTGGTCTTCCAATGAGGTGTGCCGCATCGATGCAAAGGACAATCGGTCACGAGGTGACGGAGCCGATCACGACGTGACCGATAAGAATGTAAGAGGGTGGCTACATTTTGCGACCGGAGTCCTGAACCGACTGAAAATGTCGGAGGGTGGTTACATTTCACACACTGTCCGGATATCCTCGCAGAGCCGACAGAACCTTCGGCTGACGCGCTCTGAGCCGATCGGCGAAGACGATGGTAGCTTGCTCCGGGCATCCAAACCTCCGGCACGCCGCGGCAAGAATCGTGGCCGCGTGGCCATCGGCATCACCGTCGCGGAGCATCTCTCCGAGCGCGTCGAGCAAAGCCTCTCTGGTGTTTTCTGCCGTCAGCGGAAGCCAGGCGCCTTCCAGGACTGTTCCAGTCCGTGGCTGGCGTTGCCGGGCGCGCTGCGCGCGTTTCCTCTCGGTGTCGCTGGCATACAACCTGGTCCTGGACATATCGGTCTTCCTTCATCGGGTGGTCGATGAGAGAAGTGATAGGTCGACATTCTGAGAGAAGATTGGGCGTCCGGTGCATTACCGCCATGCGATCTGCGCATGAATCGTGACGGTCACGCGCAAATGAAACGTGACATGTCACGATTGAGCTCAATCGTGACATCGCGCCTGGCTGCTGCGCTCGCTGCGCTCGCCTCGGCGCCTTCGGCGCCTCGCACGAGGATGCCTTCCTCCCAGGTCGACGGCGCCTTCCTCAGGTCGACGGTCGGCCACTTCCGGTCGCCTCGTCTCTTGTCCCGGTAACCCTGGCGACGGCGCAGGAGCCCTCGTCGACTATTCTCTCAGGGATGGACTCGATCGGCGACAACTTCTCGCTCTACCTGAAGAACAGCGCGAAGCGCCACGGCTCCTGCGCGAAGCGCAGGTCTTAGGGGTAGATGCCCAGTCCTCCATCTCGGCGCCTAGTCGTCGGCGCCAGTCGGCAAGTCTTCTTGGACCAGAGCACTAGGTCTTCACGTCCTGTCGACCTCGTCTCCTCGCGCTGCGCACATGCTGCCCGGTCCAGTCGTCGAGGTCCTCGGCCAAGAATCCCGCGCACCCCTCCAGGAAATGTCGTCCGAAGAGCAGGAATCCTGATCTTCTTTAGTATTGTTGCGCACACCTTGTGAACAACCGGAGACATGCACTGGTGATGCTCCATTGTCTCGGGGACGCGATTAACAGAATGTGGGATGCCGGGCGCTTCGTGATCGACCTTCGACGGAAGCGCCCGGTACTCAAACGTGACATGTCACGAATCAAATCGAAAAGAATCTCTTCCATCGGCGAGTTGATTTACCTACCTGCCTCTCAAGCCGGTGCGCCATCCTCATCGGCAGGACCCAGGGACATCATGCCGACACGCCGCCCCCCAACAGAACGCCGATCCTTCAGGCCAGGCGCCAAAGGAGATATCGAAGCTGCCTTGCAGTCTTCGGTATCGCTCGCGCGCGTTGCGCCGAGTTCCCCTAGGCCGGTGTCGATGCTCGGGTGGACGCGCCTGATCGGCGATCTCACAGCGCACGACATCGCGCTCTGGGAAGCGTGCCTATCCGTAGCGCGCGAGCGTGAGATCTCTGAGGCCGCAACTCAGTCTGCCGAGACGAAGCGCAAGAAGGACGAAGGGATTGATCTTCTGGATACCCTGGATCCGCTTCCAGCCCAGAAAATCTTGAAATCTGGGGTCCACAAGATCTCGATCCGCCAGGCCCTCTCTGTCCTGGGGCCTCATGCCAGACGTTCCCACCTAGAGAAGTCTCTCCGTCGGCTGCGCAAGGCCGACGTGCTGTTCAGCATGCTCAATGACCACGGTGAGCAGGAGCATGGCGAGACGCTCCTGATGGACGCGCACTTCCTTGAAACTGGCGGCGGCGGTCAGGTCGTATTCGAATTCCCTGATGCGCTTCGCCGCCTGGTGCTGTCGCCGGGGCGGTATGCGAACATTGAGCTGGCGGCCCTGGCGAAGATGCGCAGTAGATACAGCGCAGCTCTCTACCGTGTCCTCCTCTCAAGGATCCAGGTGCGAAAGCCAGTCGATCCGGTTGATGCCGTGATCGCGACCGGCACGATGGCGCCTATGGAGTTGGCCGACGAGATCGGCTATACGGCCGCGAACCGGCAGTTTGACTTCAAGGCATTCCATAAGAGAGTGCTGGTCCCGGCGCTGGAGGACTTGAAGCATGTTCGGAATTTCGGCACAGAGATCGAGCTCATCCGCGGCGCCGGGCGTGGCCGCCCTGTCGAGCATCTGAAGTTGACGATCACCACCAAGGCCGGGGACTGGCGCGAGAAGAAGTCGGCCTACATCCGCCGGGACATCGTGAAGGTCCGGAAGGTGGACGAAGAGACAGGCTGGTTCTACGTCGAAGAGCGCGAAGTCGCATCCTGGATACTGAAAGCGGCATGCCGACCGGCGCTCGGCCGGGAAGTTGACGTGCAGGTCTGGCTCCGGGCAGCGCAGAACCTGGGGCTATGGGACGTTCTCGGTCAGCCAAATAGGGAGACCCATACGGTCTCCCTCAGGAAAGCCTGGGCCGTCGCTCTCCTGGAAGCAGACGTCGGCCGAGCCATGGCGCCGGGGTTCGAGGGTCGTCGGTATCGCGGCGCTAACCTGCTCGACGCGATCGAGCGCGAGGGTGCGTCGACCGCGTGCTGGGGTTTCTTGGTCGAAGAGAAGGCTAACCCAGCGATGCTTCTACGGGGTCCAAAGATCCACCAGGAGATCTGCCACTGGTGCGACCCGGACCCTGAAGAGGATGGAGAGGAGAAAGCGCCGACGCCTGTACCTCAGGAGATCATCGACGCTCTTGCCGCCATGCCGGAGAAAATCTCGGACATCCACGATCTGGTCAGGCTGCAACTACGCCGTCGGGCGTATCCCGACCGCAGTTTTTTGACAACTTGCCTCAAAGGCAACGCGATCAGCACCTGACTTCTTTCGCGCCGATCTTGACGCCGCCGTCACCGGCGACATATACAGCCTGCCTCCAACGCCAAGGACACTGTCACTCGATGACCCGCCGCCTCCGCATACGCGCCTAGCCCGCCGCCCTCGGCATCCCGCCGGGGCGATGAGTGCTGACGTATGTGAAAGAGGCCTGCTGTGACTTCTTGGCGTCCTTGCCCCCGCTTCGAGCTTTTGCTCAGCTTCGTCGACCGGCCGTATGAGGGCTTTCGAGACTTGCCCGCGCGCGTCGGCGAAGTGGTCGACGCTATCAACGCCGAAGACCTCGTCACTGCCACCGCCAAGGAACTCGCGCGCACGTGGCAGTCGAACCTTTCTGTGGGCACCGGCATCGAGTTGATTACCGCGCTCGGCGCTAGCCGCGATTCCATTGCGCGGCCTTTGCAGGCAACTGTGCGCTGGTGTCTCGCGATGCTCGGCAGCCCCGAGGATATGAGGGGTATCGCGGTGATCATGATGCACCAAGCACTGCACGCGCAGCCTATGAGTGAACGGGAGAGGCGTCGGCGGATGCGGCAAGCTATCGGCTGGCTCGCGACCTGCTCAGGCGCATTCTACGAATATGAGCCAACGTCCCTTCCGGCGACCACGTCGCTTGCTGGCTACGAAGTCGGCCACCGCGTGGAAGAGCTCCTGCTCACGGAGCAGGGCTGGCGTCTGGGCGAGCGGCTTCTCAAGCATGTGAAGGATTACCCGCAGAAGAACAAGCCCGCGCCTGAAACGGGACACTCGAAGCGCCTGGTCGACCGCGATGCACGCGAATTCCACGAGAACGGCCCGGTCAGCCCGGCAGTGCACATCGGCGTGTTGGCGAAGCGCATCCTCGGCCGCCTGCCTCAGGTCCACCTGCATGCGCGCGCTCTGGTCGAGGACCCGACGAACTCCGTCGCGGGCTGGCGCCTGATCGAGGAGATGAGCGCCATCGAGGGGACCGACACCCGCGAGGAGGTCGAGGCCATGACGCTGGCATTGGCCTACGCCGGTGACAAGGAAGCCTGCCTGCGTGCCGCCGCTTACGCCATCGGCAGGATCTACCACGACCAGAAGCCGAACCCGTCCTTCGTCGAGCGCGCCCTCGGCTGGCTGGCCATCGCCTCTGGTGAGCGGCCTGTGCCTGATGGAGCTGCATACGGCGAGCAGGTCGATGCCGCAGTTGAGGCGGCTGGCGAGCATCTCGTTGGCGCATTCAAGAACACGTACGAGAGCAAGCTTGGCGCCTTGGCGAAGGCGGCTGCATCCAAGGCGGAGGAGCCTAAGAGCGACGACCAGGATGGACCGGCGGCTGGCGCCGGGTGGGGTCTTCTAGATGTGAATGTCGACGCTGTGGTCGACGGTGAAGATGACAATCCGGACCTGCCTCCGCTGGGTGCCGCAGTGACCACCGAACCCGAGGCGATCCGGCCGATCCTCGACATCGTCAAGCTAGGCAAGGATATGGCGAAGGTCGGACCGATGTTGGGCGGTCTTGTCCGCCATTTGCCGCTGCATACCCTTCCGCTCGATCTCGAAACTGTCCGCGCCGAGTTGCTGGCCGAGTTCCCGCACGCCGAACGTGCCGTCGACGCCTTCTATGGCGATCTCGCGTCCGCGCAGATGAGCGGGCGCTCGGTGTTCAAGATCAGGCCGACGTTGCTGGTTGGACCGCCAGGCACGGGCAAGAGCCGCCTTGCACGCCGCCTTGCGGAGGCTTGCGACGCGATGCCGTTCGTCGCGCACAGCGCTGCAGGCGTGGCGGACGGGATGTTCGGCGGCATGAGCCGCGGCTGGGGAGGCTCGCATCCTTGCCTCCCGCTGCTGGCGATGCGCGACAAGCGCTGCGCGAATCCCGTGGTCTTACTCGACGAGGTCGAGAAGGCTGGCATCGGAAAGCATAACGGCAGCTTGTGGGACGTCCTGATCACTATGATTGAACCTGAGACGGCGGCTCGCTGGCCTGATCCTTACGTCCAGAGCGCCGTCAACATCAGCTGGCTGAACTGGGTCTTCACGGCGAACAGCTTGTCCGGCCTGCCGTCGCCCTTGCTCGATCGTGTCAGGGTGATTGAGGTCCCCGCACCCGATGTCGAGCACGTGCCTGCCCTGGCGGCATCCGTGCTTGGAGAGATCCAAGGCACCTTCACTAACGCCGCGTGGGTGCCGCCGCTCGACGGGGAGGAAGTCACCGTGCTCCAGGAGAACTGGTCTGCGCATCGGTCGATGCGCGTGTTGAAGACGATGGTCGAGGCCCTCCTTGCGGAGCGCGACCGCGCCGCTGTGAGGAATTGAACGATGGGAAAGCCGATGAAGGGCGCCGCCGAAGTCGCAGCGACGTACCGCAAGCTGGCCGACGACATTGAGCGCATGGGGCGCGGCGAGTTCCCGAGCCCCGAGGAACTGGCGGCTGCTCCGGTGATCGAGGACTACCGCGCCCACTGGCGCAGTGATCCGTGCATGCGCGGGTACATCTACGGTCACCCCGAGATCCCTGACGGGGACCTCACGCATACGAGCGTGGCCGTTGGGTACGACTTCGAAGCCGGGTGGCTGCGCACTCGGAGCCGCCTCTACCGCCTGGGAAAGCCGCATCCCAGCCTTCCGACGACGTGGAGGTGAGCATGGATGTAGTGTTCAATTTCGACAAGCCATTGACGGCCGAGGCCGCCGCCGAGATCCTCGATCTCGCGGACTCGCTGGAGCGTCTTGCGGCAGACCTGCGACGTCTGGTGTCCGGTGAGGCGCCGACGGCGGCGGACCTCGACGAAGCCCCCTTGCTCGATCGGTATGCCCTCGCAGTCCGCAGTGAGCCTTGCCTCGGCGGGATCGCCACCGGTCATCCGCATATCGAAACGGGGCACCGGATTTTCACGAGCGGGATCTACGCGATTTCTGAATCCGAAGGATGGGCGAGAAGCTTGAGCCGCTTTTACAAGCTCGGCAAACGCGAATGGACGAATCCTCATGGCCTTTGACCTCGACGCCCCCGGGGCCGCCGACCTCCTCGCCGCCCACCTGACCTTCCTCCATCACCACGCCGCCGAACTCGCCCGAGCGGCCGCTGGCACGTGGCCGTCGGCAGCCGACCTCGCCTCGGCGCCGACGATGCTGCATCCGCTCCGCGTCCAGCGCCCCGAGCCCGCGCTGCGGGGATACGTGCCCGATAATGAGCGCATGATGACAACCGGCCGCCTGCTGATCTGGGCGCCCGGCAAGGGTTGGGCGAGGACGACCGATGGGTTGTGGCGTCTCGAAGGAGAGGGACGATGAAGATCGACTCTTTGTACCGTGTCTCGCTTGCCGTCCGCGACGGCGCCCCGCTCGACGACGCCCTCGCCGCCCTGCTCCACCACGTTGCCGGTGAAGTCCGCCGTCACCGGCCGGTCGCCGGTGGGCCGCTGCCGGTGCCGCCGTCGGCCTTTCGCGATGAACCCGAGAGCCTGCTGATCCCGGCCAGGAAGGCGCGGCTGCGCGCCACGGCGCGGCATCTGGCTCGGCTGGCTGGGAAGCCTGCTCCTGCCTGGGCCGAGGCGGCCTGA